TCAGCCCCCAGCATATTTGGTTTTAAGCTCTTGCAGTCTTTTCTGTTCGCGCTCAGTCAACCCTGTGGCATCGTACAAAGCTTTTTTGTCTGCCCCGTCAAGCCGGGTAACTTCAACTGTAAACACAGCATCATCAGTCGCTCTCACCTTGGCCCAGTCGCTGAACATGTTAGGAGCTAGCACCCAATCAGCAGTTTCGCCGGGCTCCAGGCCTCCGCTGATCTCGTAGTTAAAATCATCTACGTACCATGGAACCGACCTACCTGGCGAAGCAATCGTACCCTTGAAATAAGCTCGCGAAATGGCCTTATCAGTATCATTTCTGACTGTAAGCTCTATATAAGGCTTCGGCTTATACGAATACTTTTCTTCTTGCAGATAAAAACGAGACTTCACGACTGTAAACTTTGCAAGCTGCGATTTCGCCGCTTCCGACTTTTTATTTTTCTCTGTCAGATCGTTTATTTCTGCAACCGCTTGCGTGCGTTCCCTAGCCTCACGCTCTTCAGTTATACGCCTCGCTTCCGCAGCGACCTCATCAGCGGTTTTCCCATCCAATACGGACAGCATATTCATTCTTGCTGTCGTAGCATTAGTTTCGCCTTTAAGCATGCGACCGAGGTCCAGCTGGCTTAATGCAACTAATTGCACATCACTTTTAAATTGCTCCTTTTTTTCTCCAGACAGACTTTCTGAAACTTTTGTAATCGACTTTTGAAGAGCTTCGTCTGAGCTTCCATCGAGCTTTGGCTGTCCGCAACCGGATAGAGCCAAAGCTGAAATAAACATTATCGCCGTCCTGCGCATACGTGATCCCTCTTGGTCAGTGAGGCACAGAGTATCAGTACGCAACATTCCGACAAAGCCTATGCCCAGCTTTCCATAGCCTGCTCGAGACTGATGGGTTGCTCAGCCTCATGCGGCATGAAGTCGAACATCTTGTACGGACCGTCCTTGTAATTCACGTTGGCGTACATCATTGCGAGCAATGCCGATCCGCGTTCTACCCGCATGCCGATGTTCAGAGAGCCACGTAGCGCCCGGTACTTCAGCCAGGACCTGAACTCGTTCAGGCTGAGGGTTTCCTTCGCTTCCGCGATGGTGCGCCCACCGATGCCGGCGAGGACGAGCTCGTGCCAGAACTCTTCGTCGTCGGAGAGGGCTTCGTCTTTCCCAGGTTGTTGACCTCGGCAATGACCTTCATCAGCGCCATGGTCAGGTTGCCGTCCAGCGCGCCGCGCTCGGGATCGGCCTCACCGGTGATGTCATCGACTGTGAAGACAGGCTTGCCCTCTTCATTGCAGATGCTGGCGGCGATCCGGCCGGCATGAATCTCAAGCCTGCCTGCTGCGGAAAGCACATCGTTGACCGCCGTTTGAAACCCCAGCGGCCTGACGTAGACCGTGGCGACGATTTCTTCTTCGCCCTGCTGCCATTTGATTTCTTTCTCGACCGGGCGACCGGTGAACGCACCGACGCCCCTCAAGCTTTCAAGGCTGAGTTTCATAGGAATCCCTTACGCTGCTGGAGCAGTGGTTTTGCGAACCCAGACAGAGCCGCCGGAGCGCTGAATGGTGCCGGCGGTTTTGACGACAGAGTTGCCCCCGAAGTCGAACGGGAAGTCCGAGACGTAGCCGTCGATCAAGAACCAGGTGCGATCAGCCGGAAGCTCGAAATCATCGCCGGCCGCATTCAGGGTTGGCGTGCTTTTACCGTCAGCCCAGCCAAGTGCCCATGCAGTGCTTTCGATATCGTCATTTTCCGAAAGGTCATACAAGCGGACATGCGACAGATTCCGGGGGTCAGCATCCAACGAAAAGGATGCCTGTCCGGGAGTGCGCATGCCGCGCAGGTATTCCCGGCTTTTCTTGCTGAGACACGAAACCTCGATTTGATCCGCCGGGTTGCCGCCTGGATTGAACGCAGTGATGCATTCAACTTCCACTACTTCCAGCTTCGTTGGGTCTGCGATGGTTGGCATCAGCCCAAATAGCTGTGTGCCTTGAGTCAAAATCGCCATAATTTTCTCCAAATGACGGGCATAAAAAAACCCGCACATGGCGGGCTGTAAAGTTGGTTGGGACTACCTGAGCACTCTCCAGTCGACATCGAAACTCGACCGGTACAACTTTGTTTCGGCGTCTTTGCTCTCGCCGCCCCAGCGGACCACATAAGCTTGCAGCTCAATGGCGTTGCTGATTGCGGCGGTCACAGCCCTTGCATCGCTGCCAGTGGCTGCATATACGTCGACTTGCAGCGTGAAGCTGTCAGCATCAGGACGGCCGGCGAGGTAGTTTTCTGGACTGCCGGTGATGAGTTGCCAGACTGCATACGGCTTCGCCACGCCTTCGGGTGCATCATCGAACGGATAGAGCCTGGTGGGGCTGACGCCGAGTAGTGCCGTCACGCCTGCGTCAGCAGCGCATACCGCGAATATGGGTGCATATGACATCACGCCCCCCCTGCGGCCTTGGCCGCTCTTTTAATCGCGCGGTCAATGGCCTTCTCGTATTCAGTGATGAATGTGTTGGTTGCCTCGGCTATGTTGTCGGCCAAGGCTTTTCGCGCGAATGGATCCGCACGCATTTTGGAAGTACCGAATTCGATCAGGCGCCAATGAGGCGTCGCAGCGTTCGCAGATTTGTCGCCGCCCTTCTTGAGGACAGCGCCTTGCAGAACACCAACCCGGAAACCCAGGTCCCCGCTCGACTTGAACAATTTCCCGTTCCAGCGAAGCGCAACGTTGTCTGCGATAGATCGGCCTGTTTCAGGGTCGTCTATCCGCTGCGCGCCTTCTTTCATCTTGTTGGCCACCAGCTGGGCAGCCTTACGCAGCGCCGACCGTCCGCCCTTACGCTTCATGTCCTGAGTGATCGATTCGAGTTTTCCGACGAGAGAGTCAATACCCTCCAGCTGGAAATCCACTGAGTCAGCCATCGTTGACCCCCTTTGCCACCAAGATGGTGAGATAGTCCAGCCCCGAATCTGGATCGGGCAACGGCGGGCCTTTGATGTCGTAGGTATCCCCCCGGTACAGGATTCGCATCGTCGGTAGCACACCGGCTCGGTAGCGGATCACAATCCGCGCGGTGGCCTCCGACTGGCTGGCCTGGGCAGCAATGAAATCCCTGGCGCTCAACGGCTCGACCGCTGCGGGCACCTTGTCCCAAACTGTTTGCCAGCTCTCCAGCTCTTCGCCGGTTTGGGGGTCCTGCAGTCGGCCCAGCGCCTGGAAAGTAATGCGATGTCGAAGTCGGCCGGCACGCATTACACGCCCATCCCGATGCGGTATGGCATAAGCAGCGACTTGGAGGCCAGTGGCAGCTCCGCGGCAATCGTGCCGATCACCACTTCCTCGCGGTTGGCGAAGAGGTTGCCCAGCTTGAGCAGGCATGCTGCCTGTATGGCCTTGTTGATCACGATGCCGAAGTCGTCCATATCTATCTGCTCAAAGCTTTCAGACAATGACTGGCGAGCGCGCTCGCGAAGACGGCAGCGAATATCAGAGTTTTTTGGCTCGTCGGCCAACTCCAGCGCGGCCCGGTATGCAGCTCTCGCGGCTTGAGTGCGCTGAATGGTGTCAGCCTTCACCTTATCGAGATCAGCCTGATCGGCATAGAACCGGCGCTGCAAAAACTGCATGACAGCTTCCTCCGCCGCGCCCAGAAATTCCTCCACTAGCGGCTGATCCTCGGATTCTGCGTGCAGGTGATGCATGGCCGTTTCTATACTGATGACGGGCATGTGTCACTCCTGAGGAGGTTGGTTCTGCTCGGTTTTCGGAATCGAATTCTCGCCCTGAACCGGCGGCCCTTCGATAGGAGCATCAGGTTCAGGATTGACGGCGGGATCCGGTGTGGTGGAGGCCAAAAGTTTGACCAGTTCGCTTTCGGCCTCTTCTTTCTTGCCGATAAAGTCACCGACCTGAGCGCCCTCAGCGTCGACAATAATCCAGCGCTGCCCCTTCTTAGCAATCGTCAGCGCCGACCGCTCACTAGAATTCGAGCTCAGAGCTGCTCCGACCTCGCCCACGATCTTGCAAAGCTTGAGCTGCTCCAGCTCCTTTGCCAGCCATACAGGCGCGGCATAAGGCTCGTTGTCGGTATCACGGATGATGCCGCGGTCCTCGTAAGCCCGCAGCGGTTTGATCAATAACTCTGACATGTCTCACCTCGGTGGGCCGGCGGTGCCGGCCACTTTAGGGGTTGGGCAGCTTAAGCCGCAGCGGCCGCAGCCGTGAGCTTGCCAGTGACGAAGGCTTCGGTACGGTAGATGGAAAACGCCAGACGCTCTTCGGCGCGAAGCGTGACCATGTTGTTTTCGAAGTCCTTGTCGTTCTCGGTAGAAATCAAAACTTCAACTTCCATCCGGTCGAAGATCTGTGCACCCAGTTTGAAGGCTCCCACCAGGAAGTCGTTTGGCTTCATGGCCTGGGTCGCGACTACCGGGCGATTCCACAGACGAGCCGCAGTGCCTTCCTGCGGTTGCCCGATCAGATAGCGACCCTGGCTGTCTTTGATCAACTCGATCAGCGCCCAGTCAGTTGGGTTCAGTACGATGCCATCCGAAGGAAACTCTGCAAGCTCGGATTGGAGAAGGGCCAAGCGAATCCGGTCAATGCGCTGCTCGCCGGTTACCGTCCAGCCAGCTGGAGACGCGTATTGGTTTGCAACCGGAACGAGCCCTTGCAGATTTGCACCGGCACCGCTGCCGTACAGCAACTGAGCCTCTTCAGCGAGCAGCAACCCATAACGAGCGCGCGCATCGATGTAGCTCTGCAAAGCCTTTGCGTCATCCAGAATCTGACGCGAGGCTTTGAACAGATGGGCGATGGTACGAACCGACGCCGTGATCAAGGCGGTCTCGATTTCGGAATACGGTTTTGCAGAGCCCTCCGGTACGGTCGCGGCATTGTTTGTAAAGCCTGTTTCGCGGACATACTCAAGGGAGCCCGCCTCAGTCTCGCCGGGTGCAATCAGATCGCGAATGGTGGCCCGACGCATGCCCGGCAGCGCGACAGTGTCCAGACGCTCCGTGGCCGCCAAGCCACCAGCGGATGTCGTGGTGATTGCGGCGCGGGGTACGGAAACACGACGAGAGCCACGGAACGACGAATTGACGCCTTCCATATGTTCGCTGGTAACAATCAACTCGCCAGCGGATTTTGGGGTCTCGATGCGCTGAGTGTCACGGTTGGCATTGACAAGCTTTTGCTCAGCTTCCAGAACGCGAGCCTGCAGTTCGCCCTGCTTCATCAGCAGCTCGTCCACCTTGGCACGAGTCTCGGCGTTCATCTCGCCGTGACGGGCGATTTCCTTGTTGCTGGTCTCCGCCTGGGATTTGATCTGGTCGCCAATGGTCTTAAGGCTGGCATTCAGCTCGGTGTATTGCTTTTCGAAGTCGCTCATTGCGATGGTCCTTGGAAAGATTTGAGGATGTCGGATGCCGCGCTCAGGGAGGCGGTGAGGTCTGGCGCGACAGCGCGGGGCTTATCGGACGAGGCAGCGTATTGCGTACCCCCGCCAGCAGCGCGCGGCGTGCTGGACTTGAAATTGGCGAAGAGTTCGCGTCGCTCGCTGCGGGCCATTCCGGCTTTTGCCAAAGCGATATCCATGGCTTTCAGCGCGTTACTCTGCTGGGACTGCTCGTCTTCACGCTCGGTGATTTCGTCAGAAGAGAGAACGGCAGTTGCAAAGCCGAGCTCAACTGCTCGTCGGCCGCGTATGAACGTCTCGTCATCCATCATCTCGGCAATGTCAGCAACGGCCTGGCCGCTGCCTTCCGAGTAAAGGTCTGCCATCGCAGCGTCGAACTCTTCCATTGTGTTCGCGACATCGCGCAAGTCATGGCGGTTGCCGACTGCAAGCGTCCAGCAGTTGTGGATCATGAGAAACCCGCTGCTGGCCACTTCCCGTTTGGCGCCGGCCATGTAAATCACCGATGCAGCCGATGCGGCCAAGCCCAGAACCTTGGTGGTGATCGCTTGGCTGTGCTCTCGGAGCCGGTTGTAGATGGCCAGGCCTTCGAACATGTCGCCACCTGGCGAATTGATGTAAACGGTGACTGGCTTGTCGCCGATTGAGCGAAGGGCCGCGTCGATGCGCGATACGGTAACGCCTTCCCCATACCAGTCCTGGCCAATAACGCCGTAGATGGTGATGGTATCGCTGGTGGACTCCACGGCCGCTTTGATGGCGGGATTCCATCTGTCGAGCGCGCGCGGGCTCAGCTCGCAGTTAAAACTGCCAGCCTTGGATTTTGGTTGCATGATCTATTCCTTCGAGTTTGCCGGCTGATCTAGCCAGTTCTGTAGAGCTGCCCTTGCGGCTTGCCCGTCATCGCCCTGACCCAGTTTGTCGATCGGCGAAAGGTTGGTTTGCACAGTTAGCACACCGGCATTTCCGCCCATCTTGGGCAGGTTCTCTTTCATGCGGCATTCGTCGCGGGTGTAGATGCCGTTTTGCACCATGCCCGAATACAGAGCTGCTCGTGCGGCGCTATCGGCCCGCATCAATCCTTCAATGGAATACTCGGGGTAAATCTGACGGCGCTGCGCAGGCGCCAGCAAACTGCGACTGATCCCTTCCTCGATGCGGCGCATGTAGCTGCGCAGCGTGAAAGTTAAAAATCGCAGCTGCTTCTGCTCAAGGCCGGTACCCCAATTCGATGCCTTATCGCTGTAACCAACCAGCGTCGGATCCACCATGTAAAAGCGACAGATCTCCTCGGCGCTGTACTCTCGGGATTCCAGCAGTTGAGCGTCCACTGGATTGATACCAATCACCTTGGCGGATACACCCTTTTCCAGCACTGGTGATTTGCCGGCATTCATCGCCCCACTGATGCGATGAACATAGTCGCGAAAATCGTCGCGCTGCTGCTTGTTCAGCGTTGCATCAACCTCAAAGGCCACGGTTTGGTGCATGCCGTTTTTGAACGTGGAGCTCGCAACGTCCTCTGCCGACATTGCCGCGCCGAATACGTCGGCGCCGTAGGCGATGGGTGAGAGCCCGATTTGCCCATCCAGAGAGAACGCAGGGATATGCATCATGTTGCTGCCAGCAATATCGCGGAGCTGCCCGTTTTTTTCCCGGTACCGGTAAAGAATCTCGCCGTTGTCCGCGACATCCAAATCCATGCGGTTCGGTAGCAGGAATTCAAGCGCTACGATCCGGCCGCTTATACGGATGATCTCGACAAAAGCGTTACCCCGCAGCAGCATCGAAGCTACTACGGCCTCCCAAAATTGCACAGCAGTCATGCGGCTGTTCGGGTTGGTGTTGAGAATCCAGTGCAGGTCATTGTCACCGGCCACCTCACGACCGCCATCAGGCATGCGCCGATATAAGCCAAGGGGCAGCGTTGCGATCGTTTCGGAGATGAGGCGCACGCAAGACCAGCAAGCGGCCAGGCGCATGGCTTTGTTGATCGTTACGGTTTTTCCGTTGGCGGATGTGCTTCCCAAGGTTTGCGCCCAAATTCCGGAAGCGCTGCCGGAGAGAGACCTGCCCACCCAATCGATTATCGATGACCGAGGCGCGTTGATTGCACCGCTCAAGACAGATTTAAAAGACTTAGCCACCGGTCAGCCCCTTTCGAATGAATGCTGCCGCTACGAAGCACGAAGAAGCGGCGGCAAGAAGCGCCCAACCCACGCCAAGCAGTACGTAAACGCCTGCCACCGCAAGGGCAAAGCCCAGCACTGCAGTCAGCAGGTAAATGATTGATGCTGTGTTCATTCGAATATTGGGTCCCGGATTGAATCCATGAATCGGTCCACGCCGCCATCGCCGGCAACGACTTGCATCATCGCCCGCCCGACCGACATGATCAGTGCAACAGCGCCATCGATCTTGTTGTCATCGCCCTGTTTAATGGGCCGTACTACGTCGTCGTTACCGGGCAAGTTTTTGCCGATCACGTTGCCGATACACCAGGTCATGATCGGATTGCCGTCATGGTGGAACCTTCCAGCGGTAATAGCCGCTTCCAGCTCTTTCATGGCGTCGGACATGTTGGTGTAGTTCTGGGTGATGGTGATCGGGTTGAAACCCTGGTCGTCGAGGTCATGGCTCAACCCAGTAGCACCGTGTGGGTCAATCGGCGACTCGCGCAGCGGTGCGTGTTTGTTCGCCTCTTTGGTGTCTTCGAGGATTTCGCGGTAATCGATCTCGGCACCATCGGTGACCTCAAGGTGTTTCGAGTTCAGCCAGGCCTGGAAGCGCTCGGACATCCGCTTGTTGTCGCTGTCATAAGCGGTGTCGTATGGCACCCAAAACTTGGGAGCCACGCTGTAGTAGTGAGTCTTTCCGTCGATCACCTTCCAAAACAGGCGCGCCCTCGAGTTCATGTCCAGCTTTCGCGCAAGGTCGAATCCGGCGATCCACTCTTGCCCCTCGAATTGATCGAGCGTAAGGGAGGTGTCCTCGCAGGACTTCCAGTCCTGCATGTTGAAGAAGCCAGACTTGGCGCTCACCCAAAGGTTGAGGTGCTTCGTTTTGAAGGTGTTGGTGAACCTGGCCGAGCGGATCGCCCGCGCCTGCTGGCTTTCCAGATACTCCTGGAACACTGACACACCGTGGTTGGGGTTGGCCTTGGCCAACATCTTGGGGTCGGTCCAGTCGTCGCCCTCATCAAGTGTCCATATCCAGCCGAACAGCTCATCGTCTGGAACGGTTCCGGCCAGCATCTCGATCACTTGGCGGCGCTTGTCGTAACAAGGCCCTTCGATGTCAGCGCCGGCCGTGGTGATGATGAACATCAGCGGCTGACGCCTTGCCCCCATGCCGGTGAGCATCGTGTCGTACTGAGCAGAGGTCGGGTGTTCGTGGTATTCATCGACAATGGCGCAGCTGGGTGACGCACCGTCACCCGGGTTGCCGATAAGCGGTTCGAACCTGCTGAAGTCGGACGGGATGTTCATGTTCGAGGCGTTGACCTCAATACCCGCCGCCTTGATCAGATTGGGCGACTTCGTCACCATCAGCTTCGCGGGCCTGAACACTTCCCATGCCTGCTTCTCGGTCGTAGCGCCTGAGTAGACTTCGGCGCCGTACTCATCATCGGCAACGAACATGCCGATGCCTACGCCACCGGCTACGACTGACTTGCCATTCTTGCGCGGCACTTCCCAGTAGCTTTCACGGAACCTGCGGTGCCCCCCCTTCTTTTTGACCCAACCAAACGTCACGGCCAGCCCAAACAGCTGCCACCCCTCGAGCGTGATTCGTTGACGCTTGAAAGCCCACTCGCCCTTGGTATGTGGCAGCAGCTGGATCAGCTTGAGCTTTTTCTCAGCCTTCGCCGGATCGAACTTGAATCTGAACCCGCGCTTGCGGCTGGCTGCCATGTCATCGAAATGGCGCTGCACTGCCTGATGGATGTAGCGACAAGCTGGCACCTTCCCACGTAGCAGAGACCTACCCCACACCATCGCTTTATCAACGTTGGGGTGGGCGGACTTGGCCATTCAGGATCTCAATAGTTCGGCGAATTCGTTGGTCTCTTTTTCCTTGTTTCCTCCGATCAGACGTGTGCGGCTGGCCGGGTCAAGGCCGAGCATCGCCCCGAACGTAACCATTTGCCGCATCGTTTCGTTCGCGGCGGTCAGTGCCGGGTTTTTCATCGGTCCGCCGGTGGCACCAGTAACCACGATGCCGTGGGCCTGGACTGACTCCTGCGCCATTCGCCAGTTGTCGTATGCAACGCAGAACGCTTCGACGTTGTGTAAATCAGTTATCGCGACCACGTTTTCGCGCAGAAGCTCGGGAACAATCATCTTCCACATCTGCGAAGCGCGGTCGCTGAGCCATTCGGGTGGATCAACATTTGTGATCTTCGAAAAAGCGGGCTCGGCCTTATTCAGCGCGCGTTTGCCGGGATTACCGGCTAGTGCTTTCTTGGCGGTCGGCTTGGGTTTGCGACCACGGCCGGCGACCGTGGCGGTACCTCCCATCGCGCAACTCCAGAATTTTTAATTTCGCGGGTGTAAAAAAACGACTGAGGGCGCGGTCTAGAAGCGAAAGGGCCCAGACTTTTGACCCTCCCCCACCGCACCAGACTGGTGCGCGCACCATATCGGTGCATTTTCGTGAAGCCTGACGAGAATCGTTCTCGTTTCTGTCAGCGAGGCCGGGCAGCCTGGGTGTTGCCCCATCCGCCGTCCTCTGCCGCCGTCTTCGTGCTGTGGCATGGATGACACATGGCCTGCCAGTTGGATCGATCCCAGAACAGGTCCATGTCACCCTTGTGAGGAACGATGTGATCAACGTCTGTCGACGCTGTGACACGTCCAACGCGCTCGCACTCTACGCAGAGCGGATGCTTAGCCAAGAAGCCCTTGCGCGCCTGTTGCCACTTGTAGCTGTAGCCGCGCTGGCTGCTGGTCTCGCGTTGCTTCTCCCGCTGCTTCACTTCGAACTGCTTGCCTACATCCTTATGGGCGTCACAGTACCTAGGGTTGCGGGTCAAGGTGTTGCAGCCCTGGGCATTGCATGGTTTCTGCGGCCTCAACGGCATGGTGTACCGTCCAGGTAAGTCTGGGGCGGTGCATCAGGGTCTTCTGGCTCTTCTTCACTCAGTGCGTCGATCAGCAGCGTCTGTTGCTCTGTCATCAGCCGAAGCAGTTCTGTCTGCTTGCGCATCTCTTCAAGGATCGCAGCACCGTTCGGCTGCAGAGCCACCTGAATGCCAGGTTGACTTACCAGCAAGTTGCACCCAATCCGCTGAGCAAATGGCTCAAGGCTCTTGGTCACTCGTTCGTGCTGAAGGACTGTCATAGGTTTCTCTGGGTAGATCACCAGTAGATCGCCCTTGCTCGGTGTCAGCTTTTGTATCTGGCTTAGCAATGAGTTGCTGTGCTCGTTCATATGCCACCTTGCTCCACTTCTTGAACTACTAACGCCGAAAGGCACACCCAATGCATCTCGCCACCAACCCCCGCAAGAAACCTGTTTGCGGTCAGATTGATACCGTTCGGCGGGATTCCTTGACAACCGCTCAAGCCGAGAAAGTATGTGCCGATATAAGATTTTTGAAGCTTGGCAAGATAGCTCAGGAGGAGCCATGCCCGACTTGGACCAAATAATTAATAACCATCAAATACTCTCAGACACAGTCCTAAAGCTGAAGGCTATATACGCTTCAGAAGACCCGGTAGTTGTTGGGCTTTTGGAAAAACTTAATGACTCATTAGTTGCGCAGCACGAATGCATGACCCGTTTATATGAGCTATCCATTCTGAACGCTAATTTGGCCGAAAATTCGCAGCCCGTATTATGCTTGGTAAACTCGAATAGACGTTCGATTTTTTAAGCGTTTGCTTCCTTGGAATATCACTTTGATTTGCTACGTTGTATCTGCGCATCCACTTGGTCAGCACAGGTATCCAGCAGGTTGATGACGCGATTTTTCAACGCCCAAAGATCGCCATTCAGGGCTAGCTCGTCGTCGCTTTCACTTACCCGCTCACACGGGACCATTTCCGGCGCTTCCAGTCTTACAGATGTCGTCTTAATCGCCACTGGCTGCGGACTTGCCGCGCAGGCCGTTAGGCAGAGGCTGAGGCTGAGGAGTCCAGGCAAAATCAGTCTTTCTGTTGACTCTGAGCGTATCAACGGTCTTTTGTGGCTAAAAAAACGGCCCTTCAGCCCCCGAGCAATCCGATGGAACAAAGGGCGCCGCAAAGGCTGCGAAACTAGGGAAGGGCTGCGACCTTCAAAGGTGTTTTTCATGGATTGCCTCTCAAGTTTAAGCCCATCTGGCAGATACATTCGTAAAGCCCAACTCACAGTACATTACACAGGGATGACTTCATGAACTTTAGATCCTTTCGCATAGCTCCCAGAGCAGCTATTGCCTTTTCTATTATTACGGTTTTCGTACTGTTACTGGGCGCCTTTGCCTTCGAGCAAATACGCGACCTTAGATCGACTCAACAGACTCTCGAGAACGACTGGTTACCTAGCATTCAAAAGGCAGACGATATTCAGATAGCATTGCTTCATACTCGACTGGAAGGTATCCGCTTACTTGCCTCGACAGACTCCGAAGTGTTCGACACTACAGCAGAGGCAATAAAAAGAAATCGTGATGAACTCAATACGCTCACAGATTACTACAGACGATATTTAATTTCTGAAGAACAAGAAAAAGCACGATTTGAAGAAGCGTCCACACTGATGAAGCAATACCTTGACGGGTTAGACCATTTGGTTGGACTCGCCCGAGCAGATCGGGATGCTGCTATTGAGTACGCCAATGGTCCTCAAGCAGATAACGCCAAAAACTACCAGATTAAACTTACAGCCCTGCGCGATGTAAACTCCGAAGGTGTGAAAGAATCTGGTGAGCACTCTGCTGTCGTATACGAGCACAGCCTTAAAGTCATGTTGTTTATAGTCATCACTTCCCTTTTGGTCACAATTTTACTTGCTTGGAGACTTACAAAAAGCATGTCTAGCCCCATAGGAGATTGCCTGGGTGTCGCTGAGGCCATAGCTAGAGGTGAATTGAATCGCTCCATCAACGTGTCTGGAAAAGATGAAGCCGCCGGTTTGATGCAAGCCCTCAAACAAATGCAAGAAAATCTTAGGCAGACGATTCAGGGTATCGTGAATTCTTCTGCTGAACTGACATCGTCAGCCACGCAGATGCAAACAGTCACCGACAAAGCTGGTTTAACTCAAGAACAGCAAAACGGCCAAATCGATCAAGCAGCCACGGCCGTTACCCAGATGAGCGCTGCCGTTGAAGAGGTGGCACGGAATGCAACATCCACATCTGAGTCGGCACGCGAATCGAGTCACGCGGCAAAACTTGGAAATAGTAAGGTGACTCAGACACTGGACGCTATGAAGCAACTCACTTCTCAGGTGGAAATTACCTCAGAACAAGTACAAGATGTTGCGGACCAGGCCCAGAATATTGCTGAAGTCGTCAGCGTAATTCAAGCGATCGCCGGTCAAACCAACCTGCTTGCATTGAACGCTGCCATTGAGGCAGCACGAGCTGGAGAGCAAGGCAGAGGCTTTGCTGTTGTAGCTGATGAGGTTCGTGCGCTAGCCCAACGCACGCAGGAATCGACTAAAAAAATCGAAAGCATGATCATTGCTATCCAAGAAGGTACTAAGGGCGCTGTGAGCTCGATGCAAACAAGTACATCTCAGGCACATGCTACGTACGACATAGCTCAGGAAGCGGGTAAAGCATTACAAGAAATTATGGACGCCGTACAACTTATTGAGGAGCGCAACATGCAAATTGCTACAGCCTCAGAAGAACAGGCCTATGTAGCAAGGGAGGTGGACCGCAACTTAATAAGCATTCGAGACCTATCTGGCGAAACTGAAAAAGGTACACACCACATAATGAGCGCAAGTAAGAAAATGTCAGGTTTGGCCGTCGACCTCGACGGCATGGTGAGAAAGTTTACACTTTAAGCTTGACTAAAAAATCATGTATCCTGACCTAATCGAGTTGAATTAGGTCAGGCGCCAAGACGGTATTAGCATCCTTGGCACTCATGTCTTTACCACCACTGGTCGCGGGCTTGCCGCGCAGACCGTCAGGCAAAGGCTGATCAGCCCACTTACGAACAGCCGGGCTCTTACGCTTGAGGTCTTCAAAGTCTTTCCTCGCCTGTCGAGCCTTGTCTTCGCTGGCCTTGAGGCGCTGCTGTAGATCGGCCAGGTAGTTGGCATTACGCTTCGCCTCAGCCTGGAGCGTGGTGATTGTCTTCTGGCTTTCGGTATTGGCGTCGGTTGCATCCTTGGCGGACTTCGTTTGCAGCGTTACCTGCCCTTCCAGCGCGATGACGCGATACTGCTGGATACTAACGAGCAGCAGGGCAACAAGGCCGATGATGATTGCAGCGGCAATAGTCTTCATACGGAATCCACCTTGCGGCCAATGAATCGGGTCACCAACTCGCGTATGGCCGTAACGCCGAGAAAGCCGATGGTTCCACCAGCGGCAACAGACAGACTGGGCGGCCATGTCATCCACTCTATCAAGCTTGAAGCAACCAAGCTGAGGGCACCGCAGATCAACGCTTCAAAGAAGATCCGGCGTTTGCTGGTTTCTTTGGCGTCATAGAGGATGCGAAGTAGAGAGACGACGATGGCCATAATCATGCCCTGCCACAGTGGGTTTGAAATGGCCGCCACGATCCTGGCCCACGTATCTGGTTTGTCAGGCATGGTGCGCATCCGGTCTCAACCCTTTCGGGATCTACAAAACAAAAAACTCCAGCAATCGCTGGGCTAACGATGAAAGTTATGCCGTGAATAAACTCACCAAAAGGCCATTACCTCGTTGCACTACGGGCCTTAGCGATCGCTCGATTAAACATTTCATCAAACAAAGGATGCATATCATAAATACCGACGTCGAAAGATGTTTCATCGTCGAGAAAAACTGTAACACCCGTTTCTGATCGCTCCATATGGAGCTGAAACAAGAGGATGCCCTGCTCAAGACCAGTAGAGTCTGGGTCGAAGTTTAGACGAATGACAAATTGGATTTGTGAACTGGATACTCGAGGAAAAGCCGTGCGCGTAACACTTTTAAATCTGCCTTGCTCATCGAGCACACCAATCGCAATAGCGGGCTGATTCTGCTCATCGATTAGATTGGAATTGGTTTCGGACAAACCAAGGTACTTCGCAAACTCTTTGCGCAATGTCAAAGCGGTACCACGTAAGCTTTTAAGATCCTGGTCATCATCTTCCGAGGACTTTCGATATGCGTTGGCGATTTGTAAAAAAATTTCGTCATCGTCTTGCTCCGCGATTTGAGCAATCACAATGCCACACATGGGCACCACATCCAACAAAAAGCCCAGCGTTTGGCCGGACTAAATTATGAGTGGTGCCGCGCTGGTACAGCTGAACACCGTGCAATGAAAACAGGTGTTTATCAGGCCTGAAAGAACTTTCTACGCAGCTGCGCAAAAATCTCCCAAAGCACCGTCAACCCATGCCACCCCTTGGCGGATTATTTCGCGCGCGGACCGCTCCGACATCTTGTGAGACTCAGCGATTCGGACCATCGTCCACTTGAAGCCGAAGTACCACCAGATGAAATCGCCCATCTGCTGGTTGCGCGCGATCAGCCTTGCGATAGCTGCATCAACAAGCATTGCCGTGTCGTCGGTGATGACATAACTCGTTGCAGTTGGCTCTGGTGCGCACTGGTTCATCAACGCTGCCAGCGGAGAGACATAGCGCGGTACGCCCATGCCAGACATACGCCAGGAGCCCCAGTTTTCCAGCAGGTATTCGGTATCGCCCAACGGCTTGTCGACATATGTACGTTTTTTCACGGTCAATCCCCTGTGTAATTCGATCCACCGGCACCGCGGCGGTTGTTCTGGTTATAAATGGCGGCAGGTCCAGTCATCTGATCCTGGCGCTTCAACTGTTCGATCTGTCGGTCAGCGGCCTGCAGGCGCATGCTCAACTGCGTCACCAGCTCTTCCAAGGGCAGCGCATCGCCTGTCTCGGCGGCGACCCAACCCGAAGCGTTGCAGTGCACGCATGCCATTTCGTGGAAAACGCCCTTGATCACAGCACGGCCTCGGCAGGCCGGGCACTGAGCCAAGTCAAGTTGGGCTGCGCGGAAAGATGGCCCGTGACTCATCTTCACTGATCAGCCTCCGGCGCTATAGCCCTCAATGCCACCCAAAGGTTTTCGCCGTGGACTGGATTGCCGTGCTTGTCCATAACGCCAATCCGCAAGGGGGCCGAATAACGGCGGCCGCTGCATTCATAAATCGGGCTACTGTCGGCGGCGCTCTCACCCTCAACCAGCGTGGCGACCTGGCCTGTAAACAACACGTTTGCGATTAATTCGGCCATTTTTAAACCTCGCCTATGGTTGATTCTTGAGTAGGGTCACAGCCCTTATGTTCCGTGGCCTGTAGCCCGTTACCAGAATCTCCCGATCTAAAGCCGGTCAATGTCTGAATGCGGTTCAGGCCCTTTGAATCTAGATGCGCATGCCACTTCTCAAGGGCATCCCGCTTGCGGCTCATCACGTCCGACTGGATGTATACCTTCACGTTGTGGCCCATCGCGTGGTTGATCAGCAGCTCACCGATCAGGTGGTCAATGCCGATGTCTGCCCAGCCAGTACGCGCGACCTTGCGCAAGTCATGGCTGGTCCACTCGCCCTGCCCCAGCCGGGTAAACACGGCGCTGGCCTGGCCCTCGCTGAGTGCGTTGCCGCTGCGGGACGGAAACAGGAACTGTCCTCGGTACCCGCCAGCCAACTGAATGTCCCGATAACTGATCAGCAGGTTGCGTACCTGGTCTGTCAGCGGCAGGTGATGCTCGACGCCGGTCTTGGTGTTCTCGGCCGGGATGAACCACTCACGCTCTGCCAGGCTGATGTGCGACCAGCGCGCTTGCCGCGTCTCGCCGATGCGGGTGCCGTGACAGAGCATCATCAGCGCCAGCAGGCCGTCCGCCGGTTCGTCCTCGAGCACGGTCAACAGGTGCGCGATCAGGTCCTGCAGCTGGGTGCCGCGAAGCCGGGACGGCTTGATGCCGACCTTGGCTTTCGAGAAGTCGCTGAACTTTATGTCCTTCATCGGATTGGCCGCGATCAACCGCAGTTTGAACGCCTGCCGGAATGCCAGGGCAAGCAGCTGGAACGCCGACCGCACGTAATCAATGCCGATGGTCTCCTGCGCTGGCCACATGAACTGATCGTCCAGGCTGGCCTTGTCGATGCCGGTCAGCGGCAGGTCACCCAGGCGCGGCTTGAGGTGGCATTTGATCAACGAAGCGCCGGTCTTCTTGCGCTTATCGGACAGGCTGCGGTCGCGCGCCATGCGGTCGGCGTACCAGTCCAGCAGCTCCCCCGTCGTGATCCACTTCGACAGGTTCGAACCGGCACCGGCATCGAGCCGTAAGCGGATGGCAGGCAGCGCCGCAACGACCTGCTTTGTCGACAGATCGGGGAAGCTGCCGACGAGGTTCCATTTGCCCTTGATGACCAAGTACCACGACGCCCGGGCGCGGTCCCGGGTAAAGCGCAGGTACAGGCCACGGTTCTCCAAGTCGCGCAGGTCACGCTCGGTTCCAGCAGCCTGGCGCTTGATTTCGGCATCGGTGATGCGCACGGCGGCCGTCATGCTGGCTGCGCCTCCTTGCTTTTCTGCTGCTCTTTGACAGAGTCGTCACGCAGTCGCATGAGGTGGGTTTGATCAACCAGCGCCCAGCCACTCAAGCCGAAGCACGATACGAGGCCCGCGCCGATTACAACCCAAGCGGCATGAACATCACCGTTCTGAATAACCATGCCGTGGTGGGGCTCTCGCCATGTGCTGATTTGCTCTTGAGCCAAAAACTCTACCAACTCGCATGCCTTGCCGACGTTATCCGGAGTCATGTGCGCCCCGACGATCAGCGCCAGGTCGCCCGGCTTGAATTGATGGTTCATGCTGCCACCACAGTCTGAGGAAGTCGGAGGTATGCGCGGATTTGCTCCATCGCGTCGAAGTGACCACGGCAGACGATCGCCAGATAACCTTGCTCGCCCAGCTGACGTATCCACTCGTACTGGCTTCCCGAGACAGAGGCATCGTGCGGCGGCGTGGCCTTGAACTCGATGTAAAGGCCAAAGTACCCACCCCGGGCCATCGGCAGCACCAGATCGGGCACACCGGCGCGAACGCCCTGCTCTTTCAGCTTGATCGCAACCAGCTTGTGCCGGTGGCCACCGTTTGGAACGTGGTAGATCAGCGCCGCCACCAAGGGCATACGCAGATTGAGCTCGCGCAGCAGCGCGGCCTGCTCCAAGCCTTCACGGTCGACGGACTTGGCGCGGGTGGGCTTCGGTTTGAACAACGTCATTTCGGCGGGCTTCATGACTTCACCGCCTTTATCAACCGAGAAAACTCTTCGGCCTTGGCCAGAAACTCTGCATGCGCTTTATTCGCAGCCTCCCCATTGTTTGCTATTTGGTCGTAAAGGTCGGGGCTTAAAACCATGGTTCGTGCCGGGAGGACATCGGAGCGAATCAACTTGATGTCCATGCCTGAGAAGGCCGTCTTCACTTCTACGAATTCGCTCATGCCAGTCTCTCCGCTGATTCCGCGATCAATGCCATCCGCTCAAGGCGCTGCTGGGCCTGACTGTTCAGGTTCATGCCGTCAGCCTCGTCCACTACGGGCATACATACGAATCGGATGCCGGCCTTGGTATAGGCGTTGGCCAGTTCGAGCGCCTGGCGCAGTTGTGCTGGGTTTGCGCGGTTCATGGCTTCACCTTCCCTTCGCGAATAAGCGCGTCCTGGGTACGCATGACACCCTCGGCGTGGAACAGGCGTACTTCGTTACGGCTCAGCACCGCCGGAGCGCGCAGGCGGCCATCGGCGATGTCGTGGCAGTACGCGCACGCCCAAGCGGCCTGCAGGTCGTTTGGCTTGATGCCCATGCCGCAAGTCCCGGCGAGCCGGTAATGGGCCAGCACCGTGGTCGAGGATTCGCTCGAGCAGCCTGGGTAACGGATCTGGCATTCGCGGTCGCGTGCTGCGTTGGTGAGTTTGCTCATCGTGAACCTCCACTGCGTTTGGCGCGCAGTTCTGCCAACGCGCAATTGCCAACTTCCGGCGCACTTTTCGATGAATCCTCCGAAATTTCCGCCAGAGGGATGGGGCCCAGGTCTTCGCCACGCCATACGCGGCAAGCCTGAACCTGATAGCGTTTTCCAAAGCTGGCCAGCCCCAGCTCACGGCTGAGTAACGGAAGACTGTGAAAACCGGCGGCAGCAGTCGCGTGGTACACGGCCGGGTGAAACCATTTCTCCCGGCCGCGCATCGCGGGATGGCAGTTGCGCATGGCCTGCTCGTAAGCTATTTCGACGGCAGGCAGGCCAACCATTTCAGGCGTAGGCATGCACATGCCGATGAACTTGCCGGGACTCGGGATAAAATCAGTTTCTTCGGCGCGGCAGCGGGCCAGACCCATATCGATCTGCTCTTGCGTGCATACTCCGCCCTCGAAAAGAGCGCGGACCCAAACTGCCTTGGCAGCCTGGTAGGCAGCTTTGTCGGGCCAGGCCTGCCGCCACGCTGTGCGAATGGTGCGCAGCTCCCGAAACAGGTCGTTGATGATCTTGCCGACAGCCTCGGACTGGGACTGCTGGGACGAATCGCTGTCGGAATCAGCCAAAACGCCAGATCGAACAACAGATACCGCCGATTGGGCAATGCTCGATACGTCCCTCATTTCGGCACCTGCCGCATCCAGTCGGTGCTGTCGTCTTCGATTTCGTCATGGCCGGCCCCGGTCGTCATGGCCGAAGCGCGTTCCTTCACGAACCAGACCACAAGGCGGTGGCACCAGCCAGCCGCAGTGTCCACTGTGCTGGGCTTGGCAACGAACCACCCCATGAAACCCTTGATCACCGCATCAGGGATATCGGTCGGCTTGACGCCAGCAATCTGAGCCTGGGCGATGAGGTAGCGGCTGTCCGGTGCCCAGTCGGCGAACATTGCGAAGCGCTGGCGATCATCGGTCGATTCCAGGGCCTTCTTGTCCTGGTCAGCGATCACGTCCGAAATCTCGCGCGGCTGCTGCTGTTCGGTTAATTGATGGTTAAGTGACGGATTGGGTGCAGATTTCGCACCCCGTTCGGTCGAATTCTGCACCCCGCTCTGCTGTGGTTTGCACCCCGTGCCGTCATCTGCACCCCGTTCAGTGCGGGGTGCAGTATTTGCACCCCGCTTTATCGGCAAGTCATAGACGACTGGGCGTCGGTCATGACGTTCGATGTACACGGCGGCCAGCGCTTGGTTGCCAGGAACGATCAGTTCAGACGCCCTCAACAGCTCAAGCTTGGAACGAACTGTGCGCTCGGAAAGGCCAGTGTCTTCACTCAGAGTGGTGGCCGAAGGAAACGCCCCGCGTCCGTCAGTACCGGCGTAGTTGGCCAGGCACAGCAGCACGTGCCGGGCGCTTGAATCAGAAAGAGTTGTGCGCGGGATTTGTAGCGCCCACGCCATTGCCTGAACGCTCACGAAGACGCTCCAATATTTTGTTCAGCCAGCAATGCCAAGCCTTTGGTTGTGATGAGAGGATCAAATGCAGCGCGGTCTGCGCCTGTTTCTGGATCGGGCTTGAGCGCAGTGACTTTGTGCACCATCAAGCCAGTTGTGATGCGGGGCTGGTACGCAGTCCAACGACCAGAGCCACCGCGCCGGAATATCCATCGGTGCTGGTGCAGCCACGCAAATAGCGCTGACGGGGCAAGTTGCAGTTGCTTGGCCGCATCGCTGATACAGATGGCGCCGCCGGCGTTGGCCAGGCGATTGATGGCTGCGACCTTCGGAGCCTGTTTGTCGATGACGAATTGCAGTTTCCGGTTCTGTTCGACTTGGTCGGCAGCCAGCCGCAGAGCTTCGGCGAATGAAGTCGGTATACGCAGTCGGCCGATCAGCTGACCCTCTAACTCCCGCCAGCGCAAGATCACCTTCATTCGCAACTCGGCGCTGTACCCGGTTAGCAAGCAGTCAGTGTGCTCGCGATCAAGGAGGTACTCGGTCTGCTTACGGTTCTGCCCGTCCAGATAGGTGTGCTCAAAATTGAGCGCACCTATCTTCAACTCGGCGAGCATGGCGGCGACGTCGCGCTTGACGTTCTTGTGTTGCTTGCCAGTCAGTTCTGCAATTTCACGCGACGACATTAACTGACGCGTCAGGTTTTGTTGCTCGACAGATCCAGGGGCCGCACCATGGCCGGTATTGCATGGGAGTGGTGTGGTGTGCATAATCCAGCTACCTCACGTTGTTTGTTGTTGAAGAAGCCGGTCTAGCCACCGGCTTTTTTTCGTCTGGGATTTGATACTGGATGAATCAACAGCCCATCCGCTGTACTACCTGGCCTTCCCGCACCCGCCGATAATTGCCGTCACGCTGCTGACTTGTTCGGATGAGCTTCAGCGAGAAGCCACGAAGCCTCAAAAGGCTTACCCCGGGCAGCAGCGAGCGCTGAGATTCGCTCGGCGTAATGCGTTTCACCTGTGTACTCGGTGCGCGGCAAGCACTCGGCGGCGAGCCATTTGTAGACGGCACGCGGGGTCTTCCCGCAAGCCAGGGCCACCACCGGAACGCCGCCGGCGTCGTCAATCGATTTCTTTAGCGGGCTCATGTGGCCTCCGGGTAAAATATGAACTTGCAGTACATATTATGTCGGAACTGAAAGTACATGCAAGCCAGTGCAGAATTGAACCTATGGTTCAGATCGAAGATTTAAGAGCGGCCTTCGCGGCTCGCCTAAAGAAAGCGCTTGCAGAAAACCACATCGAGCCGTGGGGAGCGGGCGTTCGTCTTTCAAAAATGACAGGCGTCACTCCGAAGGCGGCTAGCAAATGGTTGAACGGAGAGGCAATGCCTGGCCCCGCCAAAATGAGGTCGCTATCGGAGGAGCTGAACGTGCCGCTGGCATGGCTCCAGAATGGTTTTGAAGACACCTCGATGAACTCACGATCTATCGCCAGTGCGCCATCCAACGTAGCGATGGTCGAACGACCCGCGGTCATGTACCGCTATCCAGTAGTAAGCACGGTTGCTGCTGGCGCCTGGGCAGAAGCGGTCGAGCCCGGATTTTCAGACCGGTACGAGACGAGCGACTATAAGGCCAAAGGCCGAGCGTTCTGGCTTGAAGTGGCAGGCGACTCTATGACCGCCCCGTCAGGCATGAGCGTTCCAGAGGGAATGCTGATACTGGTGGACCCTGGCGTTGAAGCGAGGCCCGGCAAGCTGGTGGTTGCCAAGCTCCCCAGCAGCAACGAGGCGACCTTCAAGAAGCTGATAGATGATGCAGGCCAGCTCTATCTGAAACCACTCAATCCTGGATACTCGATGATCAAATGCACGGGCGACTGCAAGATCATCGGCGTGGCGGTGCGGGTCACCGGTTTTTTGTAGGAGTACCAGTCATGGGATTGACGAAGCCGAATCAACAACTCGCACGCGACCTACAGGGTCTCGCCTCAGACTTGAAATGGTCGGCCGTGGAACTGCTGCGGATCGTTGAGCGATTGAGCCTGGCGGGTAACGAGCCTGATGCTCAAGCCATCCTGAAGATGATCATTCTGTTCCAAGCCGACGAGGACAAGCTGGCTGGGTATGTAGATGAGGTAAGGGCAGGAAGGATTGTACGGGAACGATCTGAGTAGCCGTATCATCTGGCGCAGCGGGGATTTGTGAGAGATGACGATGCCAGCGCCGACGGGGTTATTTTAGAAAGCATCCACCATTCCGTGGATGCTAATTTTTTCACAACTCATAACCGGCCTATGGCCAGCAAGGATTGCGCATGCCTGCACGCGTGACAGCTAGGGAAATCATTAAGCAGAGCAGCCAAGGTGTTTCCGTTCAGCCTTTTCTGATTAGAGCCGACGATAATCAAACCTATTTTGTTAAAGGGCTCTCTAGAGCACTTGCACCTGGACTGACTTCAGAGGTTTTGGCAGCGGAGCTAGGGGCTCATCTAGGGCTGCCCATACCTCCGTGGGCCTTAATGGATATACCCCAAGGCCTCATAGACTTCAGCCTTGTTCCAAATGTGAGAGATTTAGAAGGCGGGCCTGCTTTCGCATCTCTGCAGGTAGATAACGCCTCGGACGTATCATGGGCTCATGTCGAAAAAATTCCTGCCGATCTTAAAAAGAAGGTTCTGCTATTTGATTGGTGGATAGGCAACGGAGATCGCGGCCTTGGCCCGATGGGTGGCAACGTCAACCTGATCTTGGATCAGGGCGGTAATCTCGCTGTCATAGATCACAACATTGCTTTTGACTCCGAGCTAGACGCGGACGAGTTCAGGCGCTACCACGTCTTCCGTGATCAGTTGAGCACGAAGACAGGCGAGCTACTCGCTCGTCTAGATTTTCTCACGCAGCTTGACGCGGCCCTGGCTGATTGGGATAGGATCACATCCCTTTTGCCGGAAGAATGGGTCCGCCGTGATTTTGGTCACGGCGAGGAATATGAACCCACCTTAGCGGAAAGGTATCAATTACTGGAAAGGTTCAAGGAAGAGCAGTTCTGGGGGCGGCTATGAAATACATTTGCAATTACTCGATTCTAAGATTTCTCCCTTACCCTGAGACTGGCGAATTCGTCAATATAGGGGTCGTGGTGCTGGCTAGCAACGGAGAATTCCATTACCAGCTGGACCGTACTCGCCAACGAGTCACGCGATTCTTCAAGACTCTTGATCACAAGATATATCTTCGCGCTCGAGACGAAGTCCGCGCGGAGCTGACTCGTTTGGAAAGTTTTTTTACTGAGCGCAAGGGCGAGATAGGCCCCGCTATCAGCGCGTTTAAGCACTTGATACACCCGCGTGAAACGATGATGCGTTTTAGCGACCCTGGCTCCATCGGGACGAACGACATCAAAAAGACGCTGGCCGAGTTGTATGAGCATTACGTGAACCACAGCTTTGCTACTAAAGAGTATCAGGAGCGGGTTCTCGAGAGGGAGCTTGGCAGCCTCCTAGCCGTTGCAAACTTAAAGCAGCGATACAAGGAGCAGAAGCTTGGCACCAAGCTCTATGAGGTTCGTTTCCCGTTTGTGATGGTGGCGGACGAAAAGGTCCATCAAGCTATCAAGCCGCTGTATTTCGGTCAGGGGGACTCATCTAAAATTTACGACCACGGGGACGCTTGGGTTTCGAAGATGAAGCGCCTTAAGGCCATCAAACGTCTTGCTAAAGATACGCTTTTCATCGTTGAGCCGCCGTCTGACGGTTTGAAACTGATGGCCGCTTTTAACGAAGTGGTGTCAGACCTAGAAGGGTTCGCGGGCGTTCGTGTCATTAGCAACCGCGCATCCAATGCCGAGATCGTTGACGAGATCAAGGCAGGATTACCTCCCATAAAATAAGGAAAGCCCGGCCCAGCGCCGGGCTTTTTCGTTCCAGACCCAGCCTTTCCGATCTGAGCAGACCCGCCATTTAGCGGGTTTTTTTTCGCCCAGCGAAAATTATGTACTTTTGGTACTTGACTCAATATGAACTGATGGTTCATATTTCACTCATCGCAGCGATCAACCGCAGCGACACAAGACTGGTGAAGCCGCCAGATAGCACGGGATCAGCGAAGTGATCTCCCAGCCCCGGATAAAGGGACCGACTGGACGAAGCTCTTTACAGAGAACGGAATCACCTGTTGGACAGCATCACTGAAGCACCTGGCTTGCCGGGTGCTTTGGGATGACAACCACCGAGTAAAACGTAATGGATACCACCATCGTATGTGGGGCATGGAGAGGCCACCTCGGCCGTGGTCTTGCGCCGCGAGAGTTGCAGTATTTGTTGTCAGCCGCCCAGGGCTGCACAGCCAAGGAAATCGCCCGCACGTTCGGCATCGCGCCGGGCACGGTAGTCAAGCGGCTGTCGGTCGCCATGTTCAAGCTCGGCGTGAATCGCCAGACAGCGATGATCGCCGAGGCCATGCGCCGACAGATCATTTCTCCGCTCTGCCTGTTGTTTATGTCCGTGATCGTTCTGCACGCAGTGCTGGGCGACGAATCGATGAGGCGAGAGCGCAGAGCTCCCGAGTCACGCCGGGGCGGGTACGAACAGAAGATCAGTCGTAAGGGCTCGGACAAGCTGAGGCCAGTGGCGGCGATCTGCTGAGAATGAATTCGCTGGCTGACCTCGACGACGAGGCCAGGCGGTAATCAAACAGAACCACACGGAGCAACGAGTAATGGGACAAACACTTGAGCAACTTCTGGCAGAACGTGTCAGCGCATACGCCGTATCTGATCGCCCTCGCGAGCTGATCGACGACGGCATCGACAAGATGTTTAAAAGCGTCGTCGAGGATGCTTTCAGGTCCTACGGCACCATCGGTGAGTCGATCAAAGCCGCTGTAAAAGAAGCCTTTCCGGCAAATGTCACCGACATGTTCGAGCTTCAACGCTACAACGCTTTGATCGCAAATGCATTGCGCGAGCGCTGGGAGGCTGCCGGTATGGAATCGGCAATCATGAAACAAGCCGACGAATCCATCACCGAGGTTCTGACCGGTGAGGGCCTGCTCACAGGTGAGATTTCGCTGAAGGATTTGCTCGAAGCGTTTATTGAAGAGCACAAGGAAGAGGCCGCCGAAGAGCGGTGGAGCGCACCTGAGATTCGCATCACTGAGGATGACAGCCATTCTCGAAAGTTCTACCACATCTACTTCGACCCGCAGCCCGAGGGTGGTAACCGGTACAGCTTCAGCAATGAACGACGCGGCGATTACGGCCTGAAGCACAACCTGCAAGTGATGGTTGAGGGTGAGCGAGAAACTGGCGACCGCTGGAGGCCGAAAGTCGAATTCGGAAAGGTATACAGCGCACAGCTCGACGATAAGAAAATTTCGCTAACGATGAACCTGCGTACGAAATGGGAACGGATTCTCGCTTCGCTTTATTTTGGCAATGCCGTCCTGTTGATCGATTGCGAGGAAAGCGATTTCTCCTACGGTTTCGACGACTGAGCAACAGCTACACGTCAGCCTGACGAAAACTGCCCGAACCCTGTCATAGCGCCAGGCTGCATCGGAATGTCGGCGGGACATGAAAAAAGCGTCTCCAGAGCAATCAGATTGTGGCGAAGCCCGGACGTCGATTGCAAAAAATGGTGCGGCCCGACATTCCAATGCAGCTTCAAGCCTGCAGTACCCCTCCCCTAAATCAAACGACCGCATCGGCAGGTGCCAGGCCAGTCTCACGGCTGGGTTCGATCACCCGCGCCTGTCATCTGACCAATGCGGTCAAGGAGCCTCATATGCATCAGACAATCAGCCAGCGTCGTGCAATCCTCGAAGGCCTGCGCCAACGCTGTACCCTTTCCACTGCCGAGTTTTACGACAAGGTCGGCCGCAAGAACCCGGCAGCTCTACCGCGCTTCACGGTCGTGCCGAACGGCAATAACGAGTTCGGCATCGTCGAGCGCTCGACAGGTAATGTATGCGGCGTGCATCGCGGCCACAGCGTCGCTTGCAAGGCCGCTGATCAACTGGAAGCCCAGCCTGTACGTCAGCGGTCGTTCGCCACTCACATGCTGCGCTGGACTGCTGCCATCGCCACCGGCATCGCGTTGTTCGCCCTGTACGGTGCCAGTTAATGATCAGTCCAGAGCTGAGCACGATTCAGCAAAAAGCGCCGGAAGCCGAAGAGCTGGCAGCGCAAGTCGCGGAGTTTCTGGCGAACGGCGGCGTGATCGAAACCAAAAAGGGCTTTCCGCTGAAGCCCGCGGCAAAAAAATACGGCCGGATGAGCCCGCCGGTCGCACGACCGCCAGCACCTCGTCGGCGTACTAAAGAAGCGATGAAGGCCGCAGCGCCCCAAGACGTAATTCAAGACCGCTGCAACGCCCGCGTCGAGCAGGTCGAAGTCGTCCGCAAGCTTGCCGAGACGATGACGATCACCGATGTCATGCGCGAAACCGGCCTGAGCATCTACAGGCTTAGGAAGATGGCTCGCGTGCATGGCTTCGAATTCAAAGCGTTCAGCCCGGCTTCGAACCTCATTCCTTATCAACACGATCCGGTGGCTGACGCATTGAACGTGGTCCGGATCAAAGCCGCACGCGATCGCGGCATATCGCAGAAGGCCGCCGTCGCTGAACTCGGAATGAGCAACACGATGATCAATCGGCTGATTCGTGAATTCGACATCGACTACCCGCTGCAAGGGCCAAGCGCGCAATGAAGCGTCCGCCGAAGACCCAGGCGCAGCACTCCAAAGACTACCGGGATCGAAAGAAGGCTGAGGCGGAAAGGCTCGGGATTGAGAAGGTAACCATCAGCTTGGCGTCCGGCGTGAAGGCCGGCATGTCAGCGGCGATGAAGCGCAACGGAATCAACAGCCCGCAGGAAGCTTGGCAGAACCTGGGGCTGTACTTCATGCACGCCAGCGCTGCCGAGCAGGACCGAATGCTTGGAACTGACGCGTCAGATAAACAGAAATCAACGAAATCGTCATAGCCATCGCCGGACACGGAGGTCATCAATCAGCGTAAGCGTGAGGCAATGTATTCAAGGTACTTCACCGCCTCAGACTTCTGGTCTGGCCCGAGAGGACCGTCACGTCCTAACAGCGTACTTTGGGCCTTTTTTATCAGATAATCTTTTGGCGCCCCTGAAGTGCTGTTCAAAACAGCGATCAATAAGTGTTCCAGTGCATCCGTTTGCGCCTGATTGCTCATTTCTAAAGCTCCACGACCCGGCCCTATGCCGGTCATCATCTATAGCTCACCCCCAACCTATTTGCCACCACCGAACACGGAGGGCGGCTCCTGACTGGAGATAATCCATGGTCCACAACTGCGCATACGTCCGGCAGCACTATCAGGTGCCCGCCGAGGTAGGTCGTCGTGTCATCGCCTACGGCAAGCCCGGCATCATCCTGGCTGATCGCGGCCACTACATCGGCGTGGTGCTGGATGAAGATCCGAAGAAGCGGATCAGAAACTACCACCCTACGCACGAGGTTCAGTACGGCGAAATGGCAGAGAAGCTGCCTCTCAAGGAATACCAGGTCATCACGGCCAAAAACTTCGACTGGTTCGATGTTGTGCACGATATCGGAGACGCTCGGCACTACGTTGAGCGTGTCTGGGCAGCAACGCCTAGTCAGGCCAAGTACCAAGCCTTCAAGCGCTTGGAAGACTGCTTCGACAGCGGCAAAGCAATGTGCTTTTTCAAGGTCCGACTCGCCTAACCCACCCTCACCTATTGGGCTGAACGCCTCGGCAGGCGGGCGGCTGTCCTTAACCAATTAAACGACTCACGCCACCCCGGCGAGGATGAACTATGTCCGAAAATACCATTGACCCTAAAAAGCTCGAGCGGGCTATCCGCAAGATCAAGCATTGCCTAGCGCTTTCGCAAAGCTCGAACGAGAACGAAGCAGCGACGGCGATGCGCCAGGCGCAGGCGTTGATGCGTAAATACCACCTCAGCGAAACGGACGTAAAGGTCAGCGACGTTGGTGAGGCTGAATCCTCGATGTCGCGAGCCACGCGCCGCCCGTTATGGGATCAACAACTGAGTTCCGTGGTGGCCAAGGTTTTCAACGTCAAGACCCTGCGTTATACCCACTGGTGCGAGACCAAAAAGAACCGCGTCGAGCGTGCGAAGTTTGTGGGGGTGAGCCCTGCCCAGCACATCGCCCTGTATGCGTACGAAACTCTTCTTGCGAAGCTGACGCAGGCTCGGAACGCGTACGTTTCCGGGGTACGTGCCGGCAAGCTCCGGAGCAACTATTCCGCCCCCACTGCCGGTGATCACTTCGCCATAGCCTGGGTGTTCGCGGTTGAGAGCAAGTTGCAAGAGCTTGTGCCGCGTGGTGAAGACCCGACAATGCCAGGACACCAAAGCGCAGGACAGGGGCTGGTAGCAGTAGAAGCCCAGCACCAAGCGCTGATCGATAGCTACCTCGCAGATAAGCAGATCGGCAAGGCCAGGAAGGTCAGAGAGGCAGAGCTCGACCTCAACGCCCAGATCGCCGGAATGCTGGCCGGCGCAAAGATCGACCTGCATGCAGGACTAGCCAATGGTGCCGAGCATGCACAAGCCATATGCTCATAGCAGAAGTGATTGGAGGTCGCTTTGATCAGCATACAGTGAGTTGCGACATTTCTTCAGAGGTCTAGGCATCAGCCCTGTGGAGCGTGAATATGGCTGCTCCACGCCTCAAAGGCGCTAATCTGGAGTTTTGCGGCATCATCCCATTGCGCTCCGCAAACCTCTTTAGCAACAACCAGCATCATCATTTTGGCGGTAGTTGCGTCAACTTGGAGGAGAAGTTCGTGACACCTAAATCGGTACTCATCAGAATCGCGCATGAAATCTACCCAGCGACGCGCGTGACCAGGAGCTCCGGACTTCTCGTTCGCGTCTGGCTAACAGACTGCTCTTATGCTGAATAATTCCGCCAACGATCCGATTTCAGTCTAGGAAGACGCTATTTTTTGAGTGACAAATTGATTTTTCCGACAGACAAAGGCTCAGCGGGGCGTGACTCGAGCCAGACCTTAGCCTTTTCCATCCCCCAAGCAGAGGCCTGAGTCATCGTCTGGCCCAAGCAAGTGTCAAAGGACTCCTCGAACAACATTGCTCCATTTGGGCTGTAAATCCCGATAAAGAGCTGTATTGAACCCGCGCTCGACATCCTAACTTGGACGTTTGCCGTGCCTCGATCCTGCAAGCACAGCTCGCTGGATCGGGAATGAAGGAGCGGGTCTGCCCATTCCCAGAACACTTGGCCTCTTACTCTCATAGCGCCCCCCAAGCATTCAAGCGGGCGATTATGCATCCTTTGGGAACTAATACATACCCCATTCACAAAATTCAAAAGGAACGGCCGTCATAACTCAAAAAATCCGCTCAAGCGTTACAGCATATGTAATGTGCCAGGCAGTCTGGACAACCCACTGCTAACACTCATCCCCATCAATTCAATGTTAGCCGCGTGTGCAGCAAGGCCGAAGTCATGCCCGAGAAAAGGTTAATAGACTCCGTCAAAGTCATTCGTGATGTTTGGACGCTTTCACTATAAAACCGCAAAGTATTAGTTTGCGGTTACTGTATCAGTCGGATGCTTTAGCCGCGTGGGCAAGGAAGGCCAGTGTCATCACACGCGGTATTGATTTTCAAACCTGATTTTAAACGTAAAGCTACTTGCACAGGCACAGCTTTGGAGTCGCCGACATTGCTATTATCCGAAGCCTGTACTGGAGCATATTTTTCAATCGCAGCAGGAGCGGTTTGTGTGCGGGTGTGTGCAAAGGCCATGCCTTGCGAGCCCAGCACCGTGAAAGTAGTCAATACAAGCCCTTTCAGAACAGCTTTCTTTGTAATACTCATGATATTTCCTCTAATAACCAATGGTTCGACAGTGTTTGTGCAACGACTTATATGCGGCATAACAGACAAGCTGCTATGGATACACTGTACATACTTTGTGACAATAGATGTATCACACCAGAGGTGAATAAAGTTTCATTTGTAAGGATGCTATTGAATTAGCCCCCCCTCTACGCTCTCACCCCCGAATCGCCCTAATCAAACCATATCAATTAACTCAATGTCAGCCGCGTGTGCGGCAAGGAAGAAGTCATGCCCAGACATAACACCGGAGAGTCCTACTCTCCCGAGCAAGCCGCTAAGCATGCCGCTGAGTGGTGCAAGCGCAATCCAGCGTGGCGCAGGATCTGTGATATCCCAGATCACACTGTGTTCGTGAAAACCTACGATGAGATCAGTAAGCGTGAGCGTGCGTACTGGGATCAGAACGGCGGCGAAGAGTTCTGGCGCGAACACGGGATCGAGAGAACCAAGGTGCCAACAGGCTTTATCTCTGGGAAAGGCGAGTTTTACGACAGCGTGCTCACGGTACCGCTCTATCACAACTTTATGATGGTTTTCCGCGTCGGCAAAAACTGGAAACCATAACCCCCTTCCCTACAGAGCCTGCCGGTGATCGGCGGGCGAGGATTCGCTATGTCAGTAAAAAACAAAACGATGTGCATCTATCACGGCAATTGCGCTGATGGCTTCGGTGCTGCCTGGGTTGTTCGCAAGGCCTTGGGCAACGAAGTCGAATTCGTTGCCGGCGTCTATGGCCAAGAACCGCCGGACGTAACCGGCAAGGACGTTGTCCTGGTCGACTTCAGCTATAAGTACGACGTTCTTTCGAGCCTCGCGCGTCAAGCACATAGCATCATCGTTCTAGACCACCACAAGAGTGCCGCTGAGGATTTAGCACGCTTTGAACCGTTCCACGCTGGTATTGAAAACGATATCCGGCATGACAACGGATCGCCACTGCTTGGCTGGAAAACGGCTCAGGACATGGCTATGTGTCAAGGCGGTCCTGCAATCGCCTGCTGTTTCGACATGAACAGAAGCGGCGCTATGCTGGCTTGGGATCACTACTTTCCGGATCAAGAGCCGCCGCAATTGCTTCGCCACATCGAGGACCGTGACCTATGGCTGTTCAGGCTGGATGGTACTCGCGAGATACAGGCGAACCTTTTCAGCTACCCGTACGACTTCGACGTATGGGATGAACTAATGGCCGCCGACGTGCAGTCGCTTCGGTCTGATGGCGCTGCCATCGAGCGCAAGCACCGCAAAGACGTCGCCGAACTGGTGGCCGTAACCAAGCGCAGACTCGTGATCGGCGGTCACGATGTCCCTGTCGCCAGCCTGCCCTATACGCTGACCAGTGATGCCGGGCACTTGATGGCTCAGGGCGAGCCATTCGCGGCCTGCTACTGGGACACGCCGAACGGACGAGTTTTCAGCCTCCGCAGTACAGACGAAGGACTAGACGTGTCCGAAATCGCCAATCAATACGGTGGTGGCGGTCATCGCAATGCGTCTGGCTTTCGCGTGCCATTCGGCCACGAACTGACTTTATAGCCCTTAAAGAACCCCTACCGCCGCCCAAAGCGGCCCGGAGCCATGAAAATGAGAAAAGAACTGATCAAGATCAGTGAGTTTCAGCGTCGGCGCTGGGGCGAGAACGGTACGCCGCCCTGCCCCCAAGCGATCCGAAATTACATCCGCAACGGCCAGCTGCCAGGTGAGCAAATTGGAAAGCTCTGGTATATCGACTGGGCCGCCTACAACAAAGCAGCAGGAAATGACCTGATAGCGATGGTATTGAAAGGAGCTGCATGATGGTCCCCCGGCCGCGCAACAAATCGAACAAGGGCCTGCCCCAGAATCTGTATATGGACGACCGGCGCGGTACCTATCGATATCGCAGGCCTACTGACGGCAAGTGGTTTCAGTTTGGGACCGACCGAATCAAAGCGGTCGACGCGGCCAAGCAACTGAATCTGGCATTCATGCAGGGGGCAGATCTGGTCGAAACGGTACTGGGCGTGACGTCTGAATCGTTTGCTGGCTTCCTTGATCACTATGAAGCAACCGTGCTGCCGCCGAGGGAACTGGCGAAAGGAACACTTCAGCTGTACACGGTTCACTTTCGGCGTTTCCGGAAAGCGTTTGAAGGCAAGGCCGTGGATCAGATCAGCATACGCATGGTTGCCGTGATGCTCGACGAACTGACGCCGCGTACCGCCAATCAGTGCCGAGCCCTGCTCATCGACATATTCAACCACGCCGCCGCTAAAGGCTTGTGCCCGGACAATCCTGCGGCCAGCACCATCAACCGAATCGAAAAGAAACAGCGCAAGCGCCATACCGTCGAGGGGCTGAAACTGATTCGCGAGAAGTCGCCGGGCTGGCTACGGAACGCGATTGATCTGGCACTGATTACAGCCCAGCGCCGAACCGACATTTTGGACATGAAGTTTGAGGACGTGCGGGAAGGCTTTCTGTATGTCATCCAGCAGAAGACAGCCAAGGCCAGTGACGCAGCCTGGATTCGATTCCGAGTGACGCCAGAGTTGCAGGCGGTCATCAGTCGGTGCCGGGACAACGTGGCTTCGCCCTATCTCGTTCACCGGCGCCCGGAGCGCCTGAAGCAAAAGCAGGCCCAGACCAAGGACCACTGGACGAAGATCGAAGAGCGATATTTGACACGCGCGTTCAAGGCAGCGCGAGAGGATGCTGGGTGCTACGCGGATTGGAGTGACGAGGAAATGCCGGGCTTTCATGAAGTGCGGGCGCTATCACTGCACCTATACAAGAAAGCCGGAAAGGACGGGCAAAAGATCGCAGGGCATGCGAGCGAGGATATGACGAAAAACTACCAGAAAGACCATGCCGAAATCGTCTGGTCAGAGGCAGTTCCCGACCTCGATATCAGCCAGTTTTCGAATTAG